TCATCGGCTTGAAATAATGATGATCCGTCAGGAACAATTTTTCCGGAGCCTACAAATTCTATAGCAAATTCTTTATATCCAGATGCAAATGGAGCTTTAAAATATCTAACATATGATCTGTCTCCAGAAGCTACATTACCTGCAGAATATGTTGGTTGACCAGAAGGACCGTGGAATGTTGTGAAAACACCACTATTACCAGCTGATTTTATATCTATTAGTTTAGTTTGAAATTGTACTGCTTGGACCGCTCCTGCTGTGCTATTAGATAAATCTGTAGTTCCATTCCATGTATTAGATGTTGATCCTATACTATTAGCAGAATATGCTTGTCTATAAATTTCTCCTCTAAATGTTTCAATATAAGCTTCGCTAGTTGATCCAGATGTAATTGAGTTATAATAATATCTATTTTCATTTGTAATCGATGGAGCACTTAAACCAGATCTCATCAATGGAGTTACTGCGGAACTAAATCCAAATGAACATGCAGCATTTGTAGTACCACTTCCTGGTGCATGAAATACGCCTGTGTCTGTAATATCGACAGTTGCTGCAAATGACATTGTCATGTTACTATCTTCTGTGGTAGTTGGATGATTTGCTATATCTAAATCTGGAAATTTATTTGCAGAAGCTCCAGTTAATGTTGATATTTTACTTCCTTCAATCTTTTTAGTACTAGAATCAATGGTCATGTTGTTTGATCCCATTGTAATAGCCGATGTTGCTGATGGATATACATTTTGATATATTCCAGTAAATGATGATGTATATGCTTGAACTAGACTAGCTCCAAATCCTGGAGTATAAAATTTAATTCCAGATACAGAATGAACTTTGGATGTGTCAAATCCTTGAGCTGCACTCAATGAAGATGTTATTGGATGAGTTGCATTATCTGTTGCAGCCATAGTTCCTGAAAAATTGTCATGAATCCAATCATGTTTAGTAGCTGTTCTTGTACTTCCTGCTAATTCATGTCTAACAGTTAGATAGTTATGACCATTTCTCATATCTGCAGTGGCAATTGAATATGTAAATGTTCTATATTCAGCTCCTTCTAGTTTTGCTATTCCGTCACTAAAAAATACACTTTGTGTTGCTGATAATGTTAAATTAGAACCATTACTAGTTGTATCTTGTATTTGAGCTACACCTGCTGCATCAGATCCAGAAAGTGAAGCTGTTAAAAATCTTGCTCCATTTAAATATAATGCCATAACACCAATTTTTCCATCACCTACTGCATATTGAACATATGATCCATTTGATCCAGCACTTACTGCAGGATTACCTTTACCTAATCTTGTTGCAATATCATTAACAGTTCCTGTAGTTGAACTAGGATCTCCATATATTCCTTTAAAACCACCGGTGTTATCGGATGCAACAACAGATGGTACATCTGATGACGTTGCGAATACAACTGTTTGAATACTAGCATAATCAGAGCCACCATATGTTTGACCAATATTGTCTCCAACATTTGTGTAACCAGATATAGCATGATTATCACCAAAAGATAATTTTCCGGTGATAGTTCCACTAGCAGCAAAACTTAATCCTTGATAATTTGGTGGTGAAGATGGAGCAATTACTTTTAATACTTCATTTATTTGATCTATAGCATTTGCAATTGTCGTGGTAGAAGTGAATGGAAATACACCATCAGTATATGTTCCATCATCTGGTGTTCCTATAGAAGGATAATCAGAAGATCCTCCGCCTCCGCCTCCTCCGGATATTAATTGATGAGATCCAGTAAAGTTTCCAGATGTTGCAGGATTTGCATCTACTTCAGCTACTAATCTATATAATTTATTATCGTCGGTATTAATATATAAAATACCATCCAATGATCTTCCATATGTTCCAGTTGTTACAGAAGGTAATCCAGAACCACTTATAACTTGTGTTAATGCTTTGTATTCATTTCCGGAAGGAGTTAATGATCCTCCAAAGAAAATTGATGCGGATAAATGATAATTATCTGAGTCAGATGATCCGGAAGATATATATAAAGATCCGGTGGCTACTAATATTTCACCTCTATGTATTGGGCCGTTGGTATTTAGTGATTTGATATTACCTAAACTACCTCTACGATGCTGAATAATTTGAGACATTGATTAAAATCCTTTTGTTGTGTTTTGAATATTTAATATAAATATAAAACTATTATTAAAAACTATTAAATTATTACTTGTTTATTTCCAGAAGCCGGTAGGTCATCATGAAACGTTCCAGCATCAAAATTTCCTAAGATTTGATCTGTTGCAGAATCACTTCTGTTTACTCCCCCGTCAATTGATAATGATGCTGAATTAGGTAATGTAGATCCGGAACCTGATATTGATAATGATCCTGTTAATACCAAATGTTTTGCTAATTGTTTTCCTCGAATTCTTCTTGCCATTTTAGTATTCCTTGATTATTAAATTAACGACCATCTGCCATTTATTATAATTATATCTTCGGTATCTAAATCATATCCCATTGTACCAGTATTAAAAACAACTGTTTGTGGACTAGTTAACGCCGGCGTCCATGTATATAAAGCTTTGTCTACATATTGACCATTAACATAAATATCAAACTCTGCTTTTGTAGCAACTGTTAATGTTGATGGATTAGTTCCTGCAGTGTCATTTACAGTGACAGTTGTTGAGTTTTGAGCAGTGCCTACTACTTCTCTTAATTTTGTTATATATTCCATAAGATCTGGGTTTATTATTATAGGAGTGCCACCTCCAGGGGTTGTTATTCTTACTAGTGAACTAACAGGTAATTCGGGAGAAGCTGCTGGTAATAAAGAGCCAAAATCGGTTGTATTAAATAATTCATCTGCATCTACTACAAAATCCCATGTTAATTGTTTTAAAGAATATTTTTTTTGTATTGTTGATAATCTGTATTCTTGTTCTCCTAATAATGTACCATTAACTGTTAATGGAGCTGTACATCTAACTAATCGATCATTTCCTACTGTATTTACAGTTTCGAAACTTAAATTTCTTATATGTGTTCGATATTTATTAGATTCATTTCCCCATGCAAATCCGCCATATGGCATTAATTGTTCTATTAATTCATTCATTTGTGTTGTAAAATCAGTCCACATTAAAAGATCGTATTCTACATCAATATATTCCGGTATATTGACTGAATATAATTCTGCAGAATTTTCTTTTGGTATAGCTGGTATAGGGAATATTTGATCAATATATTGATTTCTAGAATTATATTGTTGTTTATATATAATACTATTTCCAGGTACAAATCGATTAACGTCTAACTTTTTTAATTGATCTCTTTCTTGTATTGAATTTCTTTTTAATATTATTAATGGAGATTGTAACATTCCTTTTTCATCTCGTATATAACCTAATCTTCTTACACTATCCCACTTTTCTGCATTAGAATAAATTACAGGAACATCAATTAATTTGTTATCAGCTCCAGTTATTTTAGGTTGTATTGAATTTTCTATAAACCATTTTAATGCATAGTCAATATTGTAAACGGTTCTTCTAGGAGTTTTAATTACATCATCATCTCTTCGAATTTGTGAAGATCTATCAAATGTTTGATCATCTCTAACAGATTCAGAATTACGCAATTCTGGTTTGTCTTGTTTTCGATCTATATTAAAATTTTTAAATCTAGACATTAAAATCCTTTATATGATTGTTTATCATCTGTTACACCAAATTTCATTTTTCTAATATTAGCTGGAGTTTGTCTTGTTACGTGAGCATCACATAAAACAGATACGCTATATCCAAATTTATTACCATTAGCCCATGTGTCAGGATTCTTGCCGGCGAAATATTGATTTGCATCTACATTGTCTAATTCATAAAATTCATTATCCCATTTGATAATATCTCCAACTTCCGGATAAAATGAAGCTTTTTCTAAAATATCTCTAGATATTCCAAATTGAGCGGTACGTGTATATGTGTGACCATAATCGTCCATTTCAGAAGTTTTTCCTTCTTTAGTAATTAAAGCTGGAATTAATATATAATTAAAATATGTTTTGTTAACTGATTCGCCGTATATATTAGAATTTGAATCTTCGATTATTAATTTATAAAATTCTATTTCAGTATCAACTATTGCATTTAATAATTCTGCATTAATAGATGCTAAAAATTTTGCATCACGTTGAGTACCAAATAATGCCATTTTTATCCTACGTATATTTTAGTTGGTATCTTTGACAAAACTTCATTCATTGCATCATTTTCAGCTTGTTGTCGTGTCATCATACTTTCCTTTGTTAGTTTGTCTAGAAATTCTCGTAATTGCGTAATTAATGCGTCTTTTTCAGATTGACCTTGTGTTACTAATTCTGATCCGTTTAATGTTACTTCTGAATTTGGAATTGGTACTGAAGAATATTTACTTCGTACGTATCCTAACATTTCTTTCACTAATGCAGACCCATATCTAAATATCCATGATCTTCCTACGTCATTGATTTGAGAATATTTTTGATATGTATATGGAATATTAGATCCGTCTGATACTGCTCCGGTCATAGCAGCTGCATTACCGAATAATATAGCTTCATCAGCTTTCTTTTCTTCAAATAAAAATTCAAACCAAACGTTTTTATAAAATGGACTTGCAGCAGTTCCAGTTGTTCCAGGAGTTGGATATAATCTTATATCATCACCATGTATTTCAAAAGAAAAATGTGATTTTCTAATTCTATCATTAAATTCTATAGTTTGTATTCTTAATAAATCTTGATGTAATGGCATCATCATAAAATTAACTGACGGAGAAAATCCTCCAAAGTCAAATGCATCCATTAAATTTTGAGAGCCTAAGCCTGTTCCTACAAATGGATCAAAATATCTTATAATAGCTGGAGGAACATTATGTAAAACCCGTTTAATTTCAATTGAACTAGTATTTGATAATATAATTCCTAAACTTTCTGATACCGCTGTTCTTATACTATATGTTTGTTGTCCTGGCTTAATTGCAATTGAAGCAGAATACCATTTTAAATTACCACCAGAATCAGCTTCCGTACCATATGTTTTTGATAATTTTGTAATATATGATAGTGATGATCCTATTAATGTGTCAGTAAAAGAGTTATCTGTTAAAAAATTAGATCCTGTTTGTATACCTAATGTGTTTAATAAGTTATTGGCAATATTAACTTGATTAACTTGATTTGAATATTCAATCACAGATGATTCAAATGCATTATAAAAGTTTATATCTAGTAGTTCTACATCCATAATTGGATATCCAACGTTTTGTGCTGCGTGATTTGCAAAACTATCTGCTTGAGTTTGGAACATTGGATCTGTATCAAAAAACCCAAATGGTGTTGATCCTGTTGTGAAAGATGAACTTCCAGGCCAAATTGGTTTACTTACACTATAATCTGCCATTATAATTCTTTCTTATTGTAATTTTGTTAGTGTACTATTTAATAATGCCATTTGTTCCAATGTCTCAATTTTTCTTGTACTTAATTGTTGAATTGCTTGAAACGTTTTTTTAGCTGAATATGGAGATAAAACTTTTATTGTTATTAATTCAGATCCTTTGCCTAAATCTTGTTCTATATGAACCATTAATACCATACGTATAGCTCGTATTCTATCTAAAACGTCAACTAAATTACCTTTATATTTTATTCTTGCTTGTATTGAATATTTTGTTCTTGGGGCTGCCATAGTACTTCTTTTATTATAAATATCAAAACAGTAAGAAAGGGATGAAATAAATCATCCCTTCCAGATATTAGTTTAAATAAAATTTAATTAGTTATTTAACTATTAAATAGAATTTAATCCAGCAACATATACTTTACCGTAGAATTCTGGTCTTACCATTTTCTTAGCATATCTTGTCATTACACCTTTTCTTGGGGTGAAATTAACAGGATCGTATACTAGTGGAGTCATGATTAATGGAACATATGGTGAATAAACTGCACCAGTTTCAAGGAATTGTGCTCCTCTATAACCCATAAGGATTACGTTCTCTTTCATGTAAGGGTTTTTATATACTGTGTATCTATTATTGATTGCACCAATTTTTTGAACACCAGCAGCAAATTCCATTTTGTTACCATCTGTGTCAGCAGCAAATCCAGGAATTGATTCTAGGATAGTTGCAACAGCAGGTGAAGTAACTAAGAAATTAGCACCACCTCTAAGTGTTTTTTGATGAATTTTGTTAGATACTTTTTGAAGTTTAGTTCCTAAAGTTTGGAACCACTCTCCTTGTGTATTATAATATCCGCCACCGGCTACATCTTTTCCAACAAATTTATTTTGTGATGGAGAAAAGAATTGATTAGATTCAGCTGACCAATATTCAGTTGTTACTGCACCATTGATTAACATATCTAAAATTTCAAGATCAATTTCCATTGATACATATTCGCTTAACATTGAAGTTAATTCAGCTTCAGCGTCAATTGAATGGTATGCATTTAAATCTTGAGCAAATTCAGGAGTCCAAACAGCCTTTAGTTTTCTAGTCTTAGCAACTATAGGATCTGATTGCATTTCTAAATTAACTTCTGGAATGTCAATATCAGTACCATTATTGATACCTGTACCAGCACCAGAACCTTTGAAAGGATTTGAATCTTCAAAGTCTCCTCTAGATATATCAGATGGTTGAGCACTATATTTTACAATATAATCACCAGCAGATGGACTTAAGCTATTTGAACCAGTAATTACAAACTCAACATGTGTCTTAGCAGCGTTTACTTTTGTAAATGCACTTACTTGATTAACAGTACCACCGGAACCAGTTGCAATAATAAATGATCTTACTGCAGTAGTATCTGATCCAGACAATGATGATAATGGTATGCTAACAACCGTATGTGGGTTGGCAGCTAATATATCAGTATATGCAGAATCATAGTTTACAGATGATGATGTTGCAGTACCAATAGTACCTGAAGCAGTAACTGCTATCTCATTGATTGAGTATCCAAATCTACCAGCACCATAAAGACCACCTGATGGGTCATTTTCGGTAGTAGTTATACCAAACATAGAATCAGCTGCACTTTGTGGTCCAAAAGGATCACCTGTTTGTGCTAAACTGTCTGCGTTATCGTCATCGAATCCTGGTTGTGCAGTACCGTATTTGAAATCCAAATAAAATACTAGTCCTGATGGCAAGTTCATTGGTTGTACAGAAACAAATTCTTTTGCTGCAAATTCAGCAAAGATTCTTCTTACCAATGGAAGTGCTACACCAGCCCATTCTTCTGATCCTTCTGTCGTACCAGTTGCAGACGCTTCTTTTACAAGTTGTCTAGCCTGGTTTTCTAGAAGCTGAGCCATTCCGGCTTTTTCAGTTTCTCCTTTTAATCCTTCAAGGAGTCCTGTTCTTTCCCATTTATTAACAGTTGCTTTAGCTGCATTTCTTTGGGAAGGATTGTTATCTTCTAATAAAGATGAAATTTCCATTTTTTTATTTTCCTTTTTTAATCTAGTAATCCGGCTAACTTCTTCCATCTGTTAGCTAATTGATTACCTTCATTGATTATTGATTTAGATACAGGTGCAGTTGATTCAACTGGTTTAGAGGCTGAGCCTTCTTTTACCATTTGTCTCTTTTTTACAGGAACTGTAAAATTTTCTGCTAATGTACTAAATACTAATTTAACTTCTCTTGTATTACCAGCTCTATCGAAATTTTCGATAACTGTCATTTTTTGACTTTCTGATAATTCAAAATTTCTGAATAATTTATTCGTGTAAAGAAGTTTTGCATTTAAAAGATTAACTTCATTGATAGTGTCTCTTAAAGATTCAATAGTGTCATATGCTTCAGTTAATTCTTCAGTCATTTCTTCTACTTTTTCTTTAGATTCTTTATCATCATGCTCACCTTCTTCTACTTTTTCTTTAGGTTCTTCTTTGTCTTCTTCCGAAAGAATTTCTTCAATGATTTCATCAATATTGAATTCTTCATTTTTCATTTCTTTTGGTTCTGACATTAAATCATTTCCTTTTGAGTCTGTAGAATCAGCTGCGTCATTATTATGACCATCTTCAGTTAATTCTTCTTCATTTAAATCTTCTTCTAACTCTCTTATGATTGCTTCTAATTCTAGATCTTCTTCAACACTACTATTAGGATCAGATGGATCTTCATCTACATCATACATCATGCCTTCCATTTCCATGTCATCTGCAACTACTGGTTCTTCAGCAGGCATTTCCATATCCATTTCAACATCCATTTCTGGTGCAGGTGCTTCCATATCTTCTCCGCCTTCTGCTTCAGGCTCATACATAACGTCATGTTCTTCGACAGGTGCGTCAGCTACTGGAGCTGCGACGTCGTCTTCCATTTCGTCTTCGTATAAATCTTCAGAAAGTTTTGTTGATAGCATTGCTTCGATTCTAGGAGCAAAAGCTTCTTCAAGAGCTATTTTAGCGTTTGCTAATGCTGTTTCCTTAACGGCTTTGGCATCTGCAATTGCTTCTTTTAGTAAGTCCGATTTCCCGTTCATTACTTGTTCTCCTTAAATTTTTATTTTGGAAATAAGATTATTTGTAATCTTAATAGAATAATTGATTATATTGACATTATATATAGAGATAATGTATTTACTATAAATATAGATGAAGTTAAAAAACAGTAAAAAGGTCCTGAACTTAATCAGGACCTTATTAAATATATTAATACATTAATGTATTAGTCAGAATACATATCAGATATTTTTTGTTTATATATAGCTGCTTGTTTTTGTCGTCTTTTAGTGATACTAGGTTTTTCAAATTCTTTTAAAGATTTTAATTTATCAATTGAATCTGATGATTTTAATTGTTTCTTCCAAAGTCTTAATGCAAAGTTTATATCTTTGTTAATAACTTTAGTTGAATTTGATTTGCCTGGTACTATAGATTTGTGATGTTTTATTTGTTTATTCATTTGAAGGATTTGGTGTAACTTGTTGTTTTTGTATTGGTCGTAATGTAAACTTAAATTTTTCTACTTCTGGTAATTGACTTATGAATCCTTGAATTCGTTGAGATTCTTTTGCAGGATCTTCTCCTAATCTAACATAAAAAAATCCTTTTCCAGATGCATCGTCAAATTTAGTTTTAATAACATGCATTCCTTTTTTATTTAAAAATGCTTGTATATCAGCTTTTACATTTCCCGCTGTTGCTGGATCAATTAATTTATAAAGAAATCCTCCTTTGTAGTCTGATATTTTATTAATTAAATCAGCTTCATTAGTTTGAGATTTCATTCCAAAATATTGATGATACATGTTATCAATGTTTGACATCTATTTCCTTTATTATAATAATTTATTTTATAAGTTCAAAATTAATTTACATCAAAATATTTATTTAATCCTTGTCCAATATCTTCATATGAAGCAGAAAGTCTTTCTTGTAGCTGTGAAATTTCTTTTGCAGTTTTCTCAAAAACTTTATATGATTCATTAAGGCCTTTCATGTGTCTGTTAACTGTAATGCCGTCAAACCAATCTCCTTCTGATAATGTTACTTGCTGAGCCATTTCTACCATATATTTAACACGTTCGCATAATTCTTGAAGATCTCCTTTACCATATACAGATTCACCTAATTGTGAATATCCTTTTACAGCTTCTACAAATTCACGCTTTTGTTCAGTTGTTACTTTTACAGGTTCTCTTTCTAATGCTTCTAATATTTCTTTAAATTTCATGGTAAAATCCTACATTTTCCACTATCACATAATATTGATGTAATAATATCATTTACTTTTTTATAATCTTTTGTTGATTTGTTTACTGATTCATTCATTGGTCTTAAAAATGCTCCATGGGTTGAAGGATTTGAAACAAAATCAAAACAAATTAATTCAAAATCTTCCTGCACTTCTACTGCAGATTCTTTATATAATTCTTTTACTGAGCCTAATCCTCTACTAGATATTCCTAATGTAATACCAGCATCGAATAATGATTTTAATATTTTTCCAGCTGGTGTTTCTAATATTTGTACGGCTCCCATTAAATCATCTTTATCCCACCACATTTTTAAAATGTTATGAGAAACGTTATTTAAATTAACAACAGAAGATTCAGGATGATCTAATTCCCCTAATGCTCTATTTTGATCAATATATTCTTTTTGATATTTTTTAGCTTCTCTATCTAATATATGTTTAGGATATACTCTTCCGTTTTGATTCTTAGCTCCTGCTCGTTGTAATACCCCTTGTACTACTAATCCGCCAGGAACTCCAAATTGTGAAGCCATTTGCTCATTAACAGGGCCGATAGGCTTAAATGGTATATATTCTAATAATAAATTCTTACTCATATTATTCTCCTAAACTTCTTACTCGTTCTGATATTTTTAATAATCGTTCAGAAATTTTTGATAATGCATTATGAGTAGACTTTCCATATGATGATCCGGCAATTCCAGATTCTGTTTTTAATCTAGATGTATATTTAACTAATTGCTCTATTTCTTGTAATTTTTTTGCTACTTCTTTAATTGTGCCATTAACAGTTTGAGATGGAGTTGATTTTGGATTACTTGTTGCAAATCTAGAATATGATTCAATCATTGCTTCATATTTTTTGTCAAGTGCTTTTTGTACAGACTCATATTTCATTTGCTTTTTCTTTTTTGCTTGTGCTTTTGTTGAAAATGCATTTGGTGTCTGATAGCCGGCTATTGCTCCGGTTACATTTTGTTCTTCTATATCTGCTTCTGCTAATTTAATATCTTGATCTTTGAATTTTGGGTCTTTTGATAATTTTTCTAATTCAATCTCATCTTTTGCTACAATAGCTTCGTTAGCTGCAGCAGCATCTTTCATATCTTCTTCAGTGTCACCATCATTGTCTAAATCTAAAAAGTCTGGTTTTGCGTTTTCTTTCTTCATTGCTTTTTTTATAGCTTTATCTTTAACGCCCATATATTCATCGCTAGCAGATTCTTGTTCGCCGTCGCCATCCCAATCTTTTTCGTTTATTTCTTGAAACTTAGATTCGATTTCTTTTAAAAATGATTTCATTTTGAATTGACCTGTTTTAATTCTTTAATTAAATCAAAATATCTCAATATAGTTAAAACATGAGATTCTTTTATTATTTTAATTGTTTCTACGTTACAAAGCATTTCAGATAATTTATCAACTTTTATTTTTGTTGCTTTATCTGATATTGATGATACTTGCTCTTTTAGTTCTTTTTTAATTCCAGGAATAATTTTTTCAAAATATTGTTTTACTGATTCGGAATCATTAACGTGTGTAATATATTTATTTAATACTTTTTTTTGATTTTCATCTAATCCAGAATATTTTGAATTAAATTTATCTACTAATAACTTATATGATAGCATTCTAACATCTGTATCATATCCTTTATATTTTTCTAATAATGGACTTAGTTTAAGCGATTGTTCTATATTTCCTAATAAATGATCTACAATAGCAGTTTTTGACTCTAATAAATCCTTTGGATTATCAGCTTCGCTATATTCAAATAATTTATATATAGAAGCTAGTTCTTTATAATTATTTATTCTAATTTTTGATACTTTTTGAAAATCAAAATTTTCTGAAATTTCTTTAACTAGATTATAACGTTGTCTACGTAATAATCCTTTATTAAGTTTACTATGAGTAACTTTGCAACTTCTTATATAATCTAAAGCTTGAGCTTCTGTTTTTAATGTTTCTTTTATTAATGCATTATATAATTGTAATTCTTTTGATAATGCAGTATTTTTACCAAAATACTTTTTAATTATTTCAACAGTAACTGTTTTGTCAGAAGTCAAAGTTTCTGATGTAAGTTTTCTGACTAACATTTCAAAAAGAATAGCCGTATTTTTATACTTTGAATGTTTAAGGTTTTTCATGTTAATACACAAGTTCTTTCATATAAATATAGTAATGTTTATAAAATATTATTTTCATCCAACATTGACCCCGTATCATCGGTTTCTTTTTTAGTTTCAAATAATATTTTAGATCTATTTTGTTTAATTTTTTTAAGAATTTCAACATTTTCAGTTTTTGTACGTTTTTTTGTATGAGGCTGAAACGTGCTAGCTTGTTTCAATGATTTTGCACCAGTTGGATCCCATCCTAATTCATTCGCATGTTGACCATATTTTATTCCTTCTGGAGGACGTCCTCCTTTATCAGTGTCTATAACGTCATCAGTGCTTTGATGCATTGAAGCTAAATCGTGTGGTGTACCATATGATATGCCTGTTAAGGTAGGATCATTTCCTTCTTGTTCAATTTGATTTTGTCTAAATCTCAATTTTAAATCTTCTACAACATTATTTCTTTCTTCTAACCATTCATCTTCAGACATATTAAATATATACTCGTAAACATATTTATCAGAAACTAATTTAGAATCTTTCATTGCAACAGCCAATTGAATTTTTTCATTCATTAATGCAACTTTTTGTTGATCATAAATAATTGATGGAGGTGTTAATGATAATTCGAAACCAATTAAATCTTCTCCTTCAAACCCTTGTGCATATAAATGAACTATTGCAATTTTAGATAATTCAGAACAAATAATTTTTTGAATTCTTTCAATTGTTCTAGCAAATCTAATATCCATGGAAGCTAATGTAGTTTTTCCTTCAACCCCTTCGTCATATCCTAAAAATGGCTTTGGAATTTTTAAAGCAGCCATCATTTTATGTTTAACATATTCAATATCTTCGATACCAGTAAAAGTCATTCCTGGTAATGTATCTATTTGTGTTTGACTATTTCCTCCTCTTACTGGAAGATAATAATCTTCTAACATGTTATTTAAATTAAATTTTAAATTATAATTTCCTGTATTTTTGTCGACATAAGGAACTTTTTTCATTTTATTAACAATTTGTTCCATAAACGAATCAACTTCATTTGGCGGAATATTACCAATATCAATTTTAAAAACTCTTTTTTCAGGTGCACGCATTATTCTATGAATTAACATTGCATCTTCTAACATCATTAATTTTTGAAATTCTTGTCTAGCTCCTTCTAACATTGATCTACCATACGGCAAAAAGTTAGAATCTGATATCATTCTAAAATGTGCTAATTCAAATACATCATATACTGTATTATCTGACAGATTATGTTGAAATTTAATATTATATTCTCCAGACTCTTGATTAAATTCTTCCATTCTTTCAACTTCATATGCTGATAATGGTCTTGCGTTTATGATTCCAATTTCGTCTGACACGTCTAGTTTCAAAAAGAAGTCGCCATATTTAGCAAGATTACGAACCCATGGCCACATATTAAATTCTATGTTTAATACATCATAAAATAAATTATATAATATTTTTTGAATATTAGTTTTATTTGTTTTAATTGTTAATATATCTCCAAATTGATCTTCTAATGTAGATTCATCTGCATATATATCTAACGCTGATGAAATAATAGGATCTTTATCCATCATTTCATAATCAACATATAATTGTTTTCTGTTTTGTTGAGAATAATAATTTGCATCATATCCACCATAAGCAGAACCGTATGACCCATATCCATGTCTGTTACTTCCATGTAATCTTGAATATCGATCAGTAATTTTACTTTGTGCTATATTACCAGTTGATTGTAATCGATTTGTATCAACAACTCGTAATTTATCTTTACCATATTTTCTAACGATTACATTTGTACTAAATAATCTTTGCAAACGTTTTCTTAATGATGCCATAATCTATTCTTTTAATTTATTATAAATATAACTAACTACAGAAGCCATGTTAAATTTTCGTTATCTTGACCATTATTCCAATCCCAAGTATCATTAGGATTCTTATCTTTGTTAGTATATATAGTAGTATCTGTTTTTTGAAATTGTGATAAAGCTCGTTTATTTAATTCAATTCCTTGTTGTCTTAATTTTAAACTAGTATCTCGTAACCATAATGCAATTGCAAAACTCATAACTAAATCATCGTTATAACCTATTTGTGCTTGAGGTTTACTATTTAACCAAACGAAAACAAATAATTCTTGTATTAATCTTTTTGAATGTATAACGGGACTTTTTTCTCGCATATACATTTCTAATGCTGATATCATTAATGGTCTTGTTCTTGACGTTGTTGAAACTCCTGGTACCATTTGTGATTTATCTTTTTGATCATATCCTTTTCGAAGTTGTATATCTAAATCTACATATCCATCGTCTTTATATGTATAAAATAAATTTTCATAACTTCTATCTAATGCTGGTTGTATTGCAGCCCATCCTATATTAGCATTTTCAATAGCTAATAATGCATTATTCCATTCTGTTGCAACGGTAACTAACATATTGCCAAAGTCTTTAGGAGGAATTTTTCCTTTATATTCAGCAACTTGTTTTATTGATTGAACTTCAATTACATGAAATGCAGACCAGTCAGCTCCATCTCCCCTAGCAACATCCGCTACTACTAAATAATCTTTTGAATAATCTGGATACTCCCATATCCAATATGAATTATCATAACCACGCTTTTCAATTGGCTCTATACATTTTGATTCATACTCTTGTAAAATTAATCCATCTACTACAGTATGTCCAGATGAAATAAAATCACAATCACATTCTTGTGCTGCTCCACGCTCACCTAATAATTGTGTTTGCTCATCTCTCCATAATTGATCACGCTCTGGATGTAATTTCCAATCTAATTTAATTGTTTCAAACCCATTAACTCCTGTTTCAGCATCTGCCCATGTTTGATGAAACCAATTACCAATACCATTTGGAGTAGACAATACTATAGCTCCTCCACCAGTAGATAATGTTGCTTGAGAAGCTACCCATATTTCTTCAATATTTCTAATAAATGCAGCTTCATCAACTATTAATAGTGATAATGCTTCCGATCGTGCACCTGTTGAAGCACTTGATATTGCTTTGATTTGAGAGCCATTTGCAAATTTTAATGATAATTTATTATTTGTAACTATATTTGTTTTTAACCAACTTGGCAAGTTTTCATTCATTATTTGAACTTTACTCACTAAGTTTTTAGCTACATCTTGGGTAGTGGCAATAACTAATACGTTGAAATCTTCATTAAATAACATTGACCATAAAGCATATCCAGCTGATAGTGTTGATATACCTAATTGTCTTGATTTTAAAATAACATTGTATCTATTATTCTGTAATGTAGTTAATGATTCTTCTTGAAATGGAAATAAATTAAATTTAATTTTTCCTTTAGTAGGATGTTGAATATAACAATATTGACGCATAAAATAAACAGGATCTTCAGCACATTTTTTAAACTGTTCCTGTATTATTTGCTTTATATTTTGTTTATTACTCACTATTGTACTACTTCGACTATCATCTTTCCTGTTAATACCGCTGTTAATATTCCGCTACTAAACCATATAAATTTATTATCATACCATTTAGGTTTTAAATATTTTTCACGTTCGATATATAATTCAATATTATCATTTAATAATTTTGATTTATGATTTATATACATTATTTCAACAGAATCTAATATTATTATACTTTCTAATTCAGATATTAATGCTTCTTGTTGTGAAATAATTTCAGTGTTAATTGAATCTAAATAATATAATGAATCCAATGTTTCTGAAATTTCGATAATTTCATTTTCAGTAAAACAAGTATCTGGCATTTGGCTAAAATTAACTAATGGCCATAATAATATTATAATAAAAATATGTTTCATTTCCTAATTTTCTTTTTAATATTTGCCTTAGCAGATTTTACTGATTTTTTTGGTGCTGATTTTTTAGGAGCAGATTTTTTAGTTTTTGTTGCTTCCAATTGTTTCTTTGTGGTTGTTACTTTTTTCTTTGCAACAGCTTTTTGTTTTTTAATTTCTTCAACTTTACCATCTAATTTATTAATCTCTACATTATTCGTATCAATTTTCTTTTTTGCAGCTATAGCTTTTTTGTTGTTAGACTTTTTTCCAAATATAAAAAGTAAACCAAATATTCCAGCAATTGCTCCTGCTATTAATTTCCAATATTTCTTAATCATTTTTTTCCTTTGTGTTTATATTATTTAAAAATTTTTCTTTAAATTCATTAAATCCGTTTTGTATTTTTTCATCAAACTCTTCTTGGGTCATTTTAGCTGACCAATGTTCTAATAATCCATCTGCATTCATTACATTACTCGAAGCTTCTGTATATGCTTTTTTTAATATTTCAATATCTTGTTCTGCTCTTTTTAACCAAGACATTGCATTTTCAGTCATTTTTTTGCGCTCGTACTCTTCGTATTTACCTTGTTTTTTTAATTCATGTTCCATGTCAATAACACAATCAAGACACATTCCATGAATAACTCTCATTTTTTCATCAACTGCGCCAAATTCTGTTTTACAACAGGTTTTTTGACAATTTGGATATGATTTAAGATAATCTCGTATCTCGTTAGCTACTGAGTTTTTTGGTTTTTTTACACGAAATCCATTTTGTTGTTCTATAGTATATATAGTACCATTTATTTCTTCTTCCCAAATTTCTCCAATTTCACGTTTTTTATTTTTTTCAGCTTTTTGTTTTGCGTCTGAAAATCCGTGAGTTCGTTTTGTTTGAAAAGCATGGGTACCATCCAACATCTTTTGGACGGCTTTAACGTTTTGTAACTTCTTTGCCATAAATTAAATTTTAATTATTGTATTATAAATCTTTAGGATCCATCTTTTGTAAAGATTTATCAACTAATTTTTTCATGAATGCTAAAAATTGTATTTTATTTTTTGGTTCTTTTTCGCCTAAAAATTGATTCATAGTTTTCATCATTAATGTAACTTGTGCTAAAGTTCCGCCTTTTTGTTCCATTGCTTCAATAAATTTAGAAACTCTAGGATCTCCTCCTGTATTAGGTTTTTCGGCATCTTCTCCACCTTCTGGATTTGGAATTGGTTCCTCTTCTGGTTCTGGTGCCTCTTCTGGTTCTGGTGCTTCTTCTGGTTCTACTGGAGCTTCTGGTGCATCAGCTGGTTCTGCAGGTGCTTCTGGAGCAGGAGTAGGTTCTGGAGTATCAGCAACGGGTTCTTCTATTGGTTCTTCGTCTGCTGGCTCTGTTTGTTTATCTTGCTCATTTTTTAATGTGTTTAAAGCTTGCTCAGATAAAAATTTTGAAACTTTTCTTTTTACAATTTCTTTAACTAGCTTTTCTTTTTGTTCTTTTGTTAATTTTTCTATTTGTGTCATATAGCCACCATCCTTTTTTGATAATGTATCAATTAATTCTTTTGCATCTTCTTCTTGATTTTTAACTAATGTTTTTAATGCATTAGATGGCATTTTAGGATCACCGTCTTGCAATTCTTTAGTAATATATATTTTATCAGAATCTTTTACTTTAGGTACCATGTTTTCAACATCGTCAATAACTTCTTTATCGTCTTTTCTAGGAACTTCAGGCATTGGTTCTCCAGATGCATTTGGTACCATTCCTTCAACATCTTTATCAATTGTATAATCTTTTAAATCTTTTCTGGATTTATACTTATCATTTTTTGGTTGTTTATACTTTGCCATATTATTATGTCCTGTTATTTTCTTTTATATAAATATTATCTAGAATACTTTAATGTTCCTAATATTTGGTTTAGCGGAGCAAATGCTCCAGTTAGTTTATATGTATTACCTCCATATACAAATACAATTCCTTCTACCGGAACTATTTTTTCGAATCCGCCTAATCTTTTAATTTTATCCAATTGAGTTTTTAGTAATTCCATTTTTGATATATCATTAGTAGATCTCAATGTGCGAATTATTTGTGCAATTTCTTTTCTAATATCTTGTACAGCTTTTGCAGGATTCGGTGCTAAAAAATTAGATACATTCTTCATTATTTCTGCACCTAATTTTAAGAATATTGATTCAAATGGCTGTATATTGTCTTTTATATATTTTTTAAAGTCTTTTTTATCAAACCCTCTCATCCATTCTACAAACTCTGCATTGTCTATCATTTTAGCTACTGCAGAGACGTTAGGTGATTTAATATTATATGCCCATCTATTCATTAATATATCTATTACTTCGTTAGGTATATTATAATTAAACTCATTTGCTTTAGCTCGTATAATATCTCTCCACCATGATTTGTGATACTCTGAAACTGTATCTGTGTCTTTTAGATTATATTTGTCACGTAGTTGATTTAATTCATTGAATAATGCATCTTGATAGTCTTGAAAATTTTCAATTTGGCCTAATTTAATTTTTTGAGGTGGAATTAAATTAAATGTATTTTGTAAATCTGAGTTTGCGTCTGTTACAGCTTTTTGTACAACAGCACCACCGGTTAAATCAGTTTGTACAATTTTTCCTTTTTCATCAAATTCTACAAGATTATGAAATTGCAAATATGCTGCTTCATATGATATAACATTTTTTGTTGGCGGATATATAATTTCCATATTAGCAAATACCTTGCCATTTTGAAAAATACTTTGTAATTTTTCTAATCCTACTTTTGCAAAAGCAGCTGCTAAATCTGTTCCGGCTTCTCCAAATGCGTCTGATATATTACCTCTTCCTGCAAACTTTGCTTGTAATTCTTTAACAGTTAATGGATTTACACGTTCTCCGCCATTTCTAGCAAATTTAACTGCTCCGTCTTTAAAAGTCATAAAAATATTTTGTCCATCTGTTTTTTCAGTAACGGTGTTTTCAATATCTAATCTACCTTGTAATCCACGTGCGATCATTTCTTTGAAATCTGCAAATGTTAATGATTGTGATCTATTCATATCAAATGGATGTGACATATGACCAGCTAATCCACCTTCATTTAAATATTTTGTTCCAAATACAGTTTTCGGATATTCATCAAAATCATATGTAAATCCACGATCATTTTTCTTGTCAAGAAATTTTCTAAGTTTTTTAATTTTCTTTTGATGTGCTACAGCTCCCTTTGGAGTCATATATCCAACTCCCATTTGTTCTGCTATTTCATTTGCATTATTTTCAAATTCTTGCAAGAACCATTCTTTCATAGTTAATGATTCTTTTAATACTGTTAACATGGTATCATCTGCGAGGCCTGTATTCCCTCTTGGTGTTAAGAACTTAATTTTTAACTTTCCTTTTTTACCTGTTTCAAGATCTGTACCGTTAATTATTCTACCGCCGGCACTCCATGGATCTATATAATCTACCTTAAACTTATTACCATTGTCTAATAATATTACATCACCATCTTCAATGTCTTTAATGCTTTTTTTAATTTCAGATCCCATTACATCTCCATATGTTGGAGCTCCGCCAAGCATTTGCCAAATATTTTTTATAATAGATTCATCATATCCAGGATAACTTTCTTTAAATTTACTATATGCATCTGCATTTAAGGCTGCTCTTACGGCAGATGCTGATATTGCATTACCATCATCATATTTTAAAGGGTCTACAGAAACTGTTAATTCAACTGCATCAATACCAACTGGGATTTTTCTTCCTTTTCTATCACCAGTTAATTTATACTTATCTACATTTGGTAGAAATGTTTTTACTCGAACATAATCTTCATCTTTTTCTGATGCAGCTAATGCAAATTGACCTTGAGCGTTTTCTGGTAATGAAAATAGATATTCATATGCAGCCATAATAGGCGAATTAAAATCTGTTGATTGTATTTCAATATTATTGTTTCTATTTAACAAATTAAACATTTTAATACTTGTATTTCTTGTTATACCGTCTCGCTCTTTAGGACCTATTAACATGATAACTTTGTCAACACTAGGATTTTGAGCGTATCTTTGAGCAAGAGCCATATGTGCTCCGGTTATTGGCTTGAAGCCTCCTGGAAATAATACTGTTACGTTATTCATTTTATATAAATATGTTTGTTATGAAAATCCATTGTTTGCAATTACAATCCAACTATTAGAAGGACCATCTTGTAATAATTGTATAAATGAATATTGTGCTGTTGCTGACATACTGGTAGATCCGTCTACTGTTGTTGGACCAGCTGGATTAATTGATACAGTACCAGTACTGGTTAGTTTTTTTATTATTATTAATTGGGAATCATAGTTAGTACTTGCTCCTCCTAAATATGGTAAAGCAATAGTAACTGTACCACTAGTTGGAGATAATAAATATATTGATTGATTTGAACTTAAATTAGAACCAATTGTAGTAGTTCCTCCACTATATCGGTTAATATTTTGATATGTGATACTCCCACTTATATGAACATTACTTTTTAAATTTATATCTGTTCCTAACGAACCTTCTACAGTTATTCCATCTTTAAATGTTTTAGTAAATGGTTCTTGAGTGCCTGTTACGATTCCAATTGCATTAGGATTACCATTAATTGGAGTTGCTTTTAAGACAGTGCCGTCATCAATTGTTACGTAGCTTGTTAATCCCATAAAATATTTCTTTCTATTATAATCATGTTAAAAATCCAGCTGCAAATGGTCCTACATCATTTCGAAAAGCAATCCCAGAACCAGAAATTTCTATTATACATTCTAAAGAAGTGGTTGATCCAATATCTGGTAGTTTGACTCCTGCTATAGCAACAGTATATGTAGTAGGCGGACCTCCGCCGCTACTTATTGTTTTTAATGGACATCCTATTAATGCTCTCCTAACTTTTTCTCCTCCCAAAGAGCCATCTAATACTATATTATAAAAAGCTGCTGTTGTAGCGCTAGGAGGAGTACCAACTTGAGGATTAAACTGTAAATATGAAGAAGAATTAGCTGCAGTTATAACTACTGCTTTATCTCTAATAATATTTGCTAATGCAACTCCTTCAAATAATGCATTACTTGCAGTCATTATACCAGTATGTTTAACATTGAAATTGCTAGAACTAATAAATGAGTTTTGTGAAGAATCATTAATCTCTACTCCTGCAGTTGAAAGTGATGAAGTTCCAATTTGAAATCCTCCTATTTTTCCTGCGCTAGCAGTTATTTCTCCTAATGCTTTTAATACTATAGGAGATTCTATTGCTGGAAAATTTGTTGTTGATCCAGATAAAAATGTTGTGTTAGATGGAGCATCTGTTTGGTAAAAACTAAAATTTCCTTGTGAGCCTTCTCCAAATGGATCTCCAGTTTGATATGCCCCCGTTAAAGTTATTGTTCCAGCTCCAACTGTATATGTTGCAGGTGCTACTTCATATGATGTTGCTCCTATTTTAAATGAAGCTCCTGCATTTGAAATGTATCCGGAGAAGACATATCCATTGGTTGGAGATCCAGAATATGTTTGTAATGATATCGCCGGATTATTTATTCCTATACCGCCTGTTAAAGTAAAATTAGTTAAGCTAACATTTGTATTTGTTATACTAGACGATGCTTCTGCTGCACCTGCAGAAATTATTTCTCCGTCTGTTATTGTAAATCCTGCTATTGAAGCTGATTTAAATATTGCGAATCCATCTGTACTAATTGAAGAAGATGCATTTGCTGGTGTTGACGGCGATCCATTAATTGTAGCAGGAGTTAAAATACTATTTGCAGATAATGATCCTAGTATTGTTACGTTATCTGTTATAGTTCCGCCATCCATTAAAAATCTAGAAGCTGTTATATCTCCATTTGCTTGTATATGATATCCAGAAGATGATATTTCCAATTGACCAGATGATCCGCTTACGAATTGAGTAGATGGATTACCTAAGAAAAATGTTTCTGTGTGTATATCTAAAATACTAGGAGTTGTTCTATATCTAAAATAATTATTTGCATTAGATACCATTTCTAATCCTACACCTTGATATGTAGTTTCAGTTTGATATGGTAATGCGGATCCGGAAAACAATAAGAATCCTCCTGAACCGGTTCCTAGGGCTTGATTAAATCCGTTATACCCTAGAGATCTAACATATCCTGTATTTTTCAAACCGGCAATTTCTACACCTGATGATAATGTATTAGCAACAAATAAAGATCCAGTTAGCATTGAAAATCCGCCGTCTATATATCTGTTACCACCTTCAAAATTTAAATTTCTAACAAAATTAACAGTATTTGATTTATCTCCTAATCGATTATAATATTCAATTTTAAAAGATAATTGATTGCCAGATTTAATTTTAGTTGGTATTTCTGTTCTAAATCTTGTATAATTTGGAGTATATCCATATTCTGCATCAGTTAATGTTCTAATATCAGAAATTTGCCAATTTCCTGATTCAATTACAAATAATAATACTCCCTTGCCAGATTGATCAGAATTAAATTCAAATGTTATATCATCATATCTTTTTGAATTACCTAAACACTCTATTTCACCAATCTTTTTACCTAATTTTTTTGGTAATGATTGATTGAAATTATCTGTTGTATCAAATGTAAATGCTGATCCAGATGTATAAATTGATAATATAGGATTTAAATTATCAGATCCACGTTGTGCAAATGCATCTAATGTTACTGTATACATTGATTGACTTACAAAAATACCAGAAAATTGGTCTTTTAATTGAAATGCATATACGTTATTTGAATTTGATAAATCTAATATTCCTGTAATTGCAGTTGCATTATTTATTGAACTTGTTGTCCAAGTTAATGTAGGTGCTGCTATTTCTGTATTACCTTGGTATGAATGTCCTTCCCAATATGTATTAATAATACTTTGAGTTTCAAATATTCCTATAGATTTATCAGGAGTCAATGATGATGTTGAATCAATAAATATTTCAGTATTTGGTAGTAATATATCATTAACTTGCTCAAATGTTCCTACAGTTCCTGCAGAATTTAAATACACTTTAATTCTAGAAATATCTCCTGTGTTAGGTTCTAAGTCAGAAATTTGTATTAATGCAAACGATTCAGAATTTTGTGTTGGAGTATATTGAGGGGATGCTTCGTACTCAATTTGATATGTTGAATTATCAAAACTATTAAATGTATGTGAAAAATTACTTTGTGTATCAAAAACCTGATATGGAAAATCTAATTGTAATGTAGTATCATTTAAAACTTTACTAATAGTACTAGTATATACAGTTGAATTAGCATTAATATCAATTGTAGGTAATGGATTAATTGGATTTGGTACTGACAATGTACCGTTTATCATATCGCCAATAAATTTACCTCCTGTTAATATTGCAGTTGGTTGATTATTTTGTGATATAAAACTTATCTGTCCGGTATTATATATTGGAAATTGTCCGTTGTTATATGTTCTATTTAATTGAACTCCTACATTTTCAGAAATAGTAACTTTTGGAGTGTTATTAAAAATAATTGTAGATGTATTTAAGTCTAATGGATTAACTGGTATAGTTCTTGACCATTTTGCATTTAATTGATTTTTAAAAATATTAGGAACTAATTGATTATTAATTTTAGTTATTTCTGTTACAAGAAATACTGTTGCGTCTCCAGGCGCAGTATCTTCATATATGAAAATTGATATAACTCTTGCTCCATCATCGTCTATATAATCTATAAATTCAGAATATATAGTGTCCCCGTTTGAATCTAAAATTTCAATATCAATTATAGATCCTACTTTTAAAGAGTTAGAATTTCCACGAAACTTAATTAAATTCTTACCTACTGTTAATGTATTTGGAAAAAAACTAATATCAAAAATATCCGGAGATAATAATGATGTATCAGTATAATAAGTATTTAAAGTATCATACCCTTTATATGTTGCAAGTTTTCGAGCCATTCATGAAGTTTCTTTTTTATAAATATCATACATGTTGAATATGACTGAAATTTTCAATTTTATTAACTTCAATTAAGTTGTCTACCATATCTCTCATTGATTCAACATGTGATATAATAATAGAAAAATCAAATTTTGATCTAAAATATTCAAACAAATTTGTTACAGAAGAAATATGTTCTCTATCTAAACTACCCCATCCTTCATCAATTGCAATAAAATTAGGTCTAGGTAAAGCTGATACGTTAATTAATGCTACACGGATTGCTAACGAAGAAATAAATCTTTCCATTCCAGATGTTAATTCTAATGGCCAGAAATTATCTTCATCATATATTATATAGCCATTAATATTTCTACCATCTGTATTTAATACCATATTAAAATCAACAACTTGATCTAAAACATTATTTATTTCAGTTTCTATTTTAGGCAGTGCTTTTTTAATTAATTCATATGGAACACCATCTCTTTTTACAGTCTGTAAATAATATTCATATGCTTTATATTCAGTTTCTAATTGTTTATATGTTTCTAATTGTTCTAAAGCTGTTTTCTTTTTAG